GGTGTCACTTACCGTAGCATGGTCGAGAATGGCTTGGCAAAGCAACTCGCAGGAGGCTCTAAATGGGAAGTCATTTATGCATGCACTGGCAAGCATGTTCCCGAGCGTTTCCTGGTTTGCACTGTCGTGACCATGGCCTTTCACCAGGCGGTAGCAAATTCATTTGCTTTCTGCTTCAGTATGCCGCACAGCGTCGTGTATGATTTGGTCAGCACGCAGGATGTTGTGTCGGACAATGATGACCGTCTGGAGAAGTTCATGCATTCTAACATCCGTTATGAGAACCCTGTTTATGCGACTTATCGTGTTTCCGACAAGTACTATCGTCCCCTCATCCCTGAGTATTTTGCTCGGTGGAAGTACTACGAAGTGCCTCGGGAGCAGCCGCTTGTCGTTTCTTCCGAACTTGTTGCCCAACTTTCTGCTACGGTTGATCTTTTCAGTGATGAGAAGGCCAGCCTCTTGCGCATCCAGCGCGACATGCAGAGGGCGGCGGCTACGACGAACGTCAACAGGGCATTTGCGACCCAGCACTCAATTTTCCACTCCTCGGCTCGTATCATCGGCGCGTACAACTTTCACCTCCGTGACAAGAGTACCACCGAACACCGAGGAATTCGTTTAAACTGAGTCGGGTCTTTGCAAGAGGCTACAGGCTTACAGACCCTATTGTTTCAGATTGGGACATAGATTATGGTAAGCGTAAATTCGATGACGTGCTGTCAAATAATTCAGGGGGGGAATGGTCTTTTACCCTTGAAACCAAATTTTTGGAGCATGAGAGAAATGTAGTATCTTGCAAAGGCCCGGAGCACGTGGTTGGCGTCAGCCTTCCACGACCGGACCCAAATGATCGTATCGGATTGGTGATGTCCCTTGTTAAGAGGGTTTCGCCTACCACACCATTGCTGGAAAGAGGTGATGATTTGGTGAACATGACCTGGCGTATATGCGAGATGTATCTCCCCGTGATGTGTGATAGCGATATCATGCCTTTCGAGGACTACCTAGCGGAAATGAATAAACCCGAGGCCTTCAAAGAGGAGGTCAGGAGGGCGCATCATTGGCGCTTGAAAAATCACGACTATGCCGGGGCACGTAAGCTAAAGTCATTCACAAAAGAAGAAGGGTATACCTCGTATAAGGCCAACAGACTTATTCAAGGCATCAGCTCTGATTCTACGCGACGTGATCTCAATTCTTATTATGCACGCATTATTAAATCCATGGAGAAGATAGTTTATCCTAACCTGCCG